GTGTGCGTTGTCACTTCGGTGTTGTCGGCCTCTGTCGGACGGTCATACGGGGCCGTCGGCAAGTCAAAAATCAGCTCGCCTCAAGATTAGATCCCTGTAATCCAGTTAATGGAGTAAGACCACAGGTAGACTACCTGTTATATAGGCACCCTTCAAAACCCGCAGGTTAACTCCCTGCAACTCCTCGTCCAATTGCAGCTGCTCTCGGACAAAGAGCTTCACGAAAGAACTTGTCCACCGGATGGGTTAGTTACCCAACCTTAAAGACAACCCTTTGTGATGGTTTTGAAGTACCGTGGACAGTCGTTCTCAACTAGGCGCAAGCCGAGTATGAGGCGATAACTTCGTGAGAAGTTATTTTGTGCATTATGCAAGGATGCAGTGCACATAGCTGTCTATGGTAAATGGAAGAGGTCCCTTTTAGGCACGGATTTCTCCGTGTCTGTGTTCGACAACTTAACTCAAGGAGACGGTATGGCAAGCTATTCTAAGCCTAAGTTTTACCCGATCCTGCCCTACTCTCCTCGTGAAAAACGAGGAAAGAGGGGCATCTCCAAAGGAAACGTCAAGTGTCAATACCGTCGTTATCAGTGGTACGATCTTTTTCAGAAGGTTCCACGTGTTCTGACAGAGTTCGTTCCCGCGGATTACACGGTAACAGTTGGCGTTAATTCCCAAGGAGGTGTGAATCAACCTGGCTGGCGAACACTAATTGCCAAAGGTGGAGACGCGACCACTAATTACGGTCGCACTATGTACTCCATGAAACCCATCAGCTACGTGTGCAACTCTGAGAATAAAGATAATCTCTCAAAGGGCTTTGGTACCGTAGATGGTGGACTCTACCCAGCGGAAGGCGAGTATTTTACCCTGGAAGATCAGGCTCTCGCCGCCCTCAAACGTAGACTTAACGGCAATATTGGTAAAGCGCAACTTGCAGCACCTTTAGCTGAGAGTAAAGAGATCCACCGCTTAGTGCGGCAAATCAATACTCTCGCGCTAGATATGCTGAAAGCTGCGTTAGCCATTAAGAAAACCGGAGGGAAGAGTGCCGCAAAAGCATTCGCCAACGTATGGCTAGGTTTCGGTTTTGGGGTGAAACCCATGATCGATGACATAGCCAATGCGGCAAACGCTATCCTGGATTATACTACCAGGGAAGACAGGCGTGTGCGAGTAGTAGGCACAGCGAGTCGTGTCACCTATACCAGCGGTAAGTATGCTGGGCCCGAAACCGGGTGTTATGGGCTCTCGTGGGGGTTTTACCACCACACAGAACACAAACAAGGTGTACAAATTATGGCAGGCATCGATCTTCAAATGAGGACCGCTGCTTCCTACAGTGTGGCTGACCATCTTGGTTTGACGTGGAATGCTGTTCCCGGTGCTGCTTGGGAACTGCTCCCGTTTTCTTGGGTGGTTGACTACGCTTTAACTGTAGGCCCTTGGCTCGACGACATGTTCTATACACTGCCTGGCAGTGCAAAGTACGTGTCTAAAGGCAAGAAGTACCAGTGTGAGACAATGTCTTACCCGTACTACACCCTTACTGCCGGTTATACCGGTTCGTTCGGGGGTGGCGCAGGTAAAGGCAAATTTGCCTCATTCACTCGCGAAAAGCTTTCCTCACTTCCTACGCGTGCTCTCCGTGTCAAAAGCATGGATGAAATCGCACAACACGGATTGACTAAGGTGTTAAACCTGGCGTCCGTACTTGCTCAAAAACGTGGACCCAATTTGTAGGCTAACTACCTATAGATATGATCACGCAATGGGCTGAAAGGGCCATACTTTGGCTTTCGCTCCTGCATCACCTGCAACAGGCGCAGCGGTCACGGGATTAACTTCCCCGACCTATACGCTCCTTTCGGATACCGCGCCGAACATTAACGGTAAACAATACGCCGTTAGTGCACTCGGTGGTACTCAGACGGGTGTGGATGTGAACAGTGTTTCAAAGCCGTTCACAGTCGCATTCTTCCGGCCTCCGATCTTGAGAACGTTACCGCAAGCAAATCCTGTTACGGGCGTAATCAAGAATGTACCTCTGAACGTGTATAAATTCATTACACGTAAAGGGGCCGCCCCTGCGGTTAATCAATCGATCATGGTACCTAAAATCACCACGGTCATTGAGGTCCCCGCTGGGGTCGATACTTATGAACCGGAAGAAATTCGCGCCATGATCAGTAGCCATTTTGGTATTGGTTGGGAACAAGCGAGTGGAATTTCGGTCACGGTGTTGACAGGTGTTCTATGACCTGGGCTCGAGTGTCTTCCATTGGCATTGCTGTGGCGTGCGCGTTGATTATTATCGCGAATGCTCCTGCAGTTCTGACGGACCCACTTTCTCTGGCAATTGCCCAGATTCGTGTGAACGCCGCGACTTCGGAACTGACCCGCGTTACACCTTCTTCGTCGAATTCGACGACGGAGGAAACGTTGGCGACGAAGGCTAAGTAAAATTAGCTTTCTGAGGGCCTAAGAAACCTCAACCGAAGTATTCTTGGTTAAACCGTTGCTATCATCGGGAGTTGTCCTGTGAGTAAAAGTAACGTTCCAAGTGGTGAAAAACGTTTAACGATGTTTTTCAACACGCTGTTAGAAGAGCTTCTTGACAAAGGGCCGCAAAATTCCGCGGTCTCTCGTCAGGTACAACGTGCAAAGAAACGTGCACGCTTCCTTAGAGAAGATCTCCGTGGGCTCGCAATCGCAGATTTTCTTGCGATTAATGAGA